CAATCAATACTCCAAGGTTTGGATGGTTCTTGATGTATGGTCGCAATTTAAGATAAAGCTGTTCCAATCCCACAACATCACCTTTGTTGTATTTAAGCATTTCAGCTAATCTTTCTTTATCACCATTCATGCAATCAATCCACAATTGAAACTCAGTCTTCAGTTTCTCCGAAAGACCGAATGTCTTAGTAAGGTAATCTTGTTTATTAGAACTAAACGCGAATTCCCTTCTTGCAATCTTAAGAGTGTCTATTGATTTATATGGAGATGGTGGATTCATATCATTAAGTATGAACCTCGCGTTAAGCTTCCTTATGTCAAACCGATCACCGTTGTGAGCAATTACAATATCAGCTTCATCAATCAGCTTCCACACAGAATCCAATATTCTTTTATCATCCCTAGCAACCGCTTCCTCTGGAGTAAGCACGTCAGACAGGACATTTTCGTCATAAAGCCATTTGGCAGCCCAAGAGAGGACATACCAAAATTTTTGTTTACCAGCCTTATCTTTTACAATATTGGTGTGAGGAACATATTGCTTCCCAAAATCCCATACCCATACAGGCATAGGAGTTGTTTCTATATCAAAAATCAATATCTTAGGAAGAAGTCCAGTATCGGTTACATCGGTGGGTCTAGACCATCCCATGGATTCTATTTTACGAGTAACAGATTTATATGTACGCATAAATCCAGAAGCGTCCAATTCGAAACAAATGTCTTTAACGCTTTTCATCGTTCTTGTATACTGGCTTATTATATTCATTTCAGCTTTAGTCCACTTCATACTCTTTTTCTCCTTTGATTGATTAAAAACCAACTTACCTTAAGAATCAATCTTAAAAATAATGATTCTACATAAAGAAACAGTGTTTTCATTTTCCCCAAACTTTCTCCGCGACCAACTGTGCAATGACTCCGTATACAGATAAATCCTTAAAGGCATCCATATACGTTTCATCTTCCACAGCATTCTTGCCGCGATGTTTTACGATAATGTTTTTAAGCCTATTAACCTTGTCGTTCATTCTAATTACCAAAGCAGTCAATGCAAACATTCTATCTTCATCATTATCTAAATCACCACCAAGAGTTATATTGCCACATCCGTAATCATATTGCTTTCGGCAAAACAAATCATATTGTTCTTTGGTTATATCCGAGAATCTTTCCATCATCACAGGATAACCGGATTCAATAGCCTTAACTATTTCCCCGTTTTTCGCCATAAGTAATCTCCTACTCCTAGTTGATGAAAACCATTTGCAAGTGTTTCAATAATACCCTCGTCATGAGCGCAGCCGGTATTTACAAGAATTGCATGAATTACTTCGTGTAAGAAAGTTTCATTCCTTCTTGACGTTACAAGCTTCTCATCCAAGAATATTTCGCAAGTACGTGGATTGTTCATTCCAAACAAATACTTATTTCCTTCACCACATTTTTCGCCATCCATGAATTTTACTTTATATTCGTGACCACCTATATCTAGTTTTCTCATTTGTCTTCTCCTTCATCTTTTCTCATTGAACCCCAAGCCGGTACCGTACACGGCATTACTTCTGCCCTGATCGGTCTTTTTTTATTTTTCACTTCGTCTATTACCTTTTCCATTCGTTTTATCTGTTTCGGTGTAATATCTCTATTGTATGCCATTTTCATTAATCCCCGGTATTACTATGTTATCAAAATAATCACATCCCTTTTCTATCGCACAGTCTTTATCAGCTTTGTCCTTATCAAGAACAAATCTCAAAACACCGTCTTCGCGATACATCATAGCACCCAAACACTTGCCATCGTTCCAATTAGCACAATATCGCCTAGCATCCTGTTTACTGCTTTTTTTCATGATAGAATATAAAACATAATAAAATATAAACCAAGAGAAATCTTTTTTAAAATAATACTTGACAAATAGCACTTTAAGACTTATATTGTTAGTACGTAGTAAGCTTGGTCTAATATATATATATATATATATATAAAAGAAAGAAACATATTACTATCGTAATATTAAAAGAAAGAAAGGAAAATGACATGAATGGTAAAGGCGATAGAAACAGAGTATCTAATTTTACTCAATATACAAAAAATTATACAAAAATTTTTAAGGATTGGATTGAAAGCCGTACTCCTGTACCAAATTATATAAAAAAGAAAAACGTTGAAAAAGCTAAGAAATAAGCTGTATGCTAAGGTATGTACCAAGAATTCATAAAAACGCCGTAAAGGCACCATATTCAGCGTTAAACCGCTATATCTATATCTGACTTGTAATATATTATAACAATACCTACACAGATAGTACTAAACTACAAAAATTGGACTATATTGTGTGCTAGTCTTTTTCGCGGAAAAGGGCACCCCCGGTTTTCGAGATTAGAAAATCCAGATCTCGTTGAAAATTCCAGATTCAGTTGAAATTACTTCTTCTGTCATAAAATATACTTCTGTAAAATAAAAAAAATAAACCTTGACTCATATATGATTTTATACCTATACTCTTCTTGTGATTAAGACAAGTAAAAACCAAACAGACAAGGAGCCTAAAATGGCAACAGATAAAAAAACTCCCATTAATCAAAATCAGTGGGATGAACTCGTAGAGCAGGGGATTAACCCCGAGGATATGAATTTCCGCCTAAAAGGAATTCGAGCCAATAAAAACATCACTCACGCCTCAGCCGAGAATCAGTTAAAATACGGTGAAGCAGAGGGCTTATGTAAAGAAATTGGTACTTTCACTCACCCTGACACAGGGAAGCTGATGAAGGCAGGGGTATATTGCCACGCAGTAGCAGGTCAAGACTAAACCAAGTACCAAACGGAGCGAGCCCCAGTGTAAAAAGCTGGGGCAACTTCTTATAGACCTATCACACAACACGGAGAAAACTTATAACAGTAAAATATGAAACTAACTGAAACAATTTGTTTAGCCAGAGACCTTATGGAGAAACATAAACTCAATGGCTGGAAACTTAAATTTGATGAGAGCAAATCACATCTTGGTTTATGCAAATATTCTGAAAAAACAATATATCTCTCGATTCTTTACACGGAGATTAATGATAATAAAGTAATCAGAAATACTATATTGCACGAGATTGCTCACGCTCTCGCGGGCTCTCGCAATGGACATAATAGAATATGGAGAACCATAGCTAAGAGTATTGGATGCACAGGAGAGAGATGCTCAAGTGGTGCGAATAAACCCAGAGGTAAATGGTCTCGATGCTGTAATAATTGCGGATACGAGCACCAGAGTTACAGACGAACATCTAAGAAGAGGGCTTGTGGTAAGTGCTGCGAAAAGTATAATGGAGGACGATACTCTGAAGAGTATAAATTGGAATGGAGATTAAATAAAAATATCTATGATGAGAATGGAAACCTAATAACCTGATAAAATAATGGAGAGGAGGTGAACTAAAATATGAGTGAATTAATTACATTGATGGACATAATCTCAATTATGTGCCTGCTTGGAGCAATACACTTTTTGTTTCTCGCATACAAATCATTAGACTCGTAAATTTAACTGCAAAATACTTTCAAAAGAGCAAAATAATACTTGCTTCGTATAGGATTTTATTAGTAAATTCTATTAGAATGGAAGAGAAACCTTAACCTCGGAGGTAAAATGACAGAAGAAACCACTCCGATTGATGATTATTTATCTCAGAATATAAAACCTAAAGAGAAAATAATTGTCAGTCTTGAACATACGCCATCTGCTTGGGAATTTACTTTCCCAGATGGGGCGGTTATTGAGCTGCCAGATCTCAAATCGTGTGAAAAACTCATTTGGCACTATCACAAAATTGCCCAATATAGGAGCATAGAATATACTCTGATAGATAAAAATACAGCTACAAAGTATTCTGATCATCGTAAGTTTACTGATTATCTTGAAGCCTGCCACGAAAGACAGCGATTGACAATCTATAACAGACGAGTAAGGGCTACGCAGGGTTTACCAGCGAGAAAAAAGACTCGTAAAATAGATATGCGAATTTTTGACAGAACATATTAATTTAATAAATAAATAGAAAGGAGATAAGTTAAATGGATATATGCAATAATCACCTGCTTGGATTACTCATATTTTTTGCAGTTGTAGTAATCGGAATTATTTCAGTAATAAATAAGGAGAAATAAAATGTTAGATAAAATACTATCTGCCATAGATAGATGGTTCGAGGTCTGGGTGGTGGCATTAGCCATAATCACAGGCATTTGGGTTCTCTATCGAATAATAGAGTTCTTAATTTAATAAGAATTTAAAGTTTAAACCTCGTAAAATAAACTAAGCCAGCATATGATAAGATACTCCCACAATAGATGTCCTCATCAATCCAAGAAACAGCTCGTTCTTTGGTATCAGAAATATTTCAAGACTTCCTATTCGGAAGCAGACTCTAAACACATAAGACAACTCATAGCCATTTGGCATAATGTAAGAAAAAGAAAGGAGGTGATATAGAATGAAGAATAACACTCTAAAAGAAGTCCAAGCTGATATAGAGGGTATGGATATTTTAAAAGATAAACTCTGTGAAAGTAATGGAGAACAAATGATGACTAACGATGATACGAGAGACATAGCAATTAGATGTGTTGACAGGCTTGTTTCCGAGGGATATGTCAAGGATTGTGTAGATACTGATGATACCGCAGAGTTTAGTGTGCAGGACATAATTCACGAAGAAATAAATAAGGCTCTCAATATTGTTGAGGATGAAACTTGCTCGACTTGCGACCAACACCCATATAGTGATACAGATAATATGTGTCCTGTTTGCGGTCAATCGGTTATAAACCATTTTGGATGTGAGCTTATGGAGGAAAATTTCGGATAAAATTCTAAACATTAAAGAAAGGAGGTGATACATATGCCAGATACACATAATCTTAATGCTGCTCTTTATGCCGTTCTCGTAGAAAATGGTATTACAGAAGTTAAGAAAGTAAAGATAGACTCTAAGAAAAAAGAAATAGAGTTTATAGACCAAGCTGATCGAAAGATTAGAATGAATGTAACTATAAAGAGAATGGACGCCAGAAGGCATTAAAAACAGAAAGTGATATGTATTCCACATACTCAGAAGTCATAACCCTCGGAAATTCCCATTACAGAGATAAATAAGACATACTCCGTTCTCTATAAAAGAGTGCGCTTCAGAGAGTATTGAAGCGAAATTTGGGCATACAGAGAGTATTAAGGCGCTCTAAAATATTTTTAATTCTGCAAAACAATACTTGACTTATGTCGTTTTTTGGTCGTATATTCCAATTCAAGAAAGAGGTGTAAAATTTGGATTTTGTAGCGGAGAGAAATAAAGGAGAATTATTTGCAAACATTTTTACCATATAAGAGTTTTGAAAAGACAGCTGAATGTCTTGACTACAGACGACTGGGTAAGCAGCGTGTAGAGGCTTTACAGATTTTCAACGCCTTAACTGGTGTTCCAACTAAATCTGGTAAATCTTATACAGGTTGGCTTAATCACCCTGCGGTTATTATGTGGAAGGGGTATGAAGAGGCTTTATTGTTATACAAGAACAAAATGATAGAGGAATGGATACTTAGAGGATATAACAATACTATGGATATGATAGGACTATCAGATAACATTGAAATGCCTCGATGGTTAGGTAATAGTAAATTACACGCATCTCATAGAAGCAATTTATTGAGAAAAGATTATGAATATTATTCCAAATTTAATTGGGAAGAATCAGATGATATGGAGTATTATTGGGATGCTGGATATATAAAACTGGAATTGGATATATAAAACTGGAATATGAAAAATTTTAGACTACATAATAGAATAATAACCGATATTGAAAAGGGAGCTTTTTATTATGAGATAATAAATGGAGCAGTAGATTCAAATAATGAATTTATTGTTTATAAAACTCCCATAGAGATTGAAGATATTCCTGAAAATAGTAATTGGGAAGAAGAATTGCTTAAAGATAGAAACCTTGAGCAACTAACAAAATTGAGGGAGAAAATACGTAACTTGGAAATAAAAGGCTTCAGGATAGGTAATCTCAATCCCGATGCCTCGATGGCGTTAAATACATTAATTAATGATTATAAGAATATTGAGAAATTAATCGTTAGGTGGTTCAAAGACCGAGAATTTGATTTAAATATTTTTATCCCTGAATTGTATAATGACAGAGATAATTAAACATTTATTTGGATTTTGCGGCGAGCCTCACGGCTTTCTATATTATCTTTTGTTTGGAGGTACTATGGTATCTGGAATAATAACTTACATAAAATCAATTTTGGAGAGGAAATCTTTGAAAATTACAAGGAATAAGAATGAGGCAGCATAAATTTGAAGTAGGAGACAAAGTCTTTATATTGCTTCGAGACTCCGATTTAGATGAAGATAGTGGCTTTGATGATACAATGAGGAATTCCATTGGAGAAGTAACGCACATAAGAACTGCGGAAAATACTCCTTATATTTATAGAGTAGAAATACCTGGAAAGGTGTTCGATCTACACGAAAAACAGATAGCATTGATTTCAGATTCTGACTCTTTTAGAGATCGTCAATTAGTTACAATTAGAACTGCGAATGGTGAAGATGCAGCGCATTATGTAGTAATCGTTAAGAAATACACAGATGATAGAATTAGAATTGTAAGCCATAGGAGTGGATTAAGAGATTCTAAGTTATCCGTGCTTATTGATCGAGGTATAAGACCTCTGACTTTCTTAGAGTTAGAAAATATGGAATCAATGGATATTCGTTATTTTCTTAAAAAGATTGCCGAGAAACAAGGTTTTAATAGACACGGATGGCAGGAGGAATGCGAATTTTGTCGTGAATGGGTAGGAGAGTATGATTCTTACCATATATCAGGAGAGGGTTATTTATGCTTAGACTGTTACGAAGAATATACCTATGAATGTACTTTGTGCGAGAAAGAATTTTATATAACAGACAGATCAATAAAATTACTAAAAGGTGATAAAGTCTGTCAGCATTGTTTTGATATAAAAGTTTTTACTTGCACATCCTGTAGCGTTAGTTATGCTAATGAAAAATTCTTTGAGTACGATTCTTATAGATATTGTGGCAAATGTTTTGACTTAAAAGCAATTTCTGTAATGTCAAGTCCACCGAGAATGCTGTCAAGGAGCCTTATTAATAAAATATCATTAGGTTCAGGAAAAGAATACATTGCTAACAGAAGTAAAACTGCGGTAGCGATAGAAATCGAGGCAGTAGATGTTAATTACGATGTGGAATCAGAAGATGGTAGAGAATACAATTATCCTCTTGGATGGAAAGATGCTTACGATGGATCAATAGGCGGAGAATCCGGAAGAGAATTTATTATGGAACCAGAGTTTGGTGACGATGCTCTGAAGAAAATATCAATTTTTTGCAGTTGGCTAAGGGATGAGGAGTTTTTTGTAGACAATACTTGTGGTCTCCATGTTCATACCGATGCCTATTATATGGGAATAGAGCAGTTAAAGGGAATACTCCTGGTAGCAAGAGCATTAGAGCCTTTTATATATAAAATGATTCCAAAACATAGAATGGAATCCAGATACTCAAAGCCAATGGATGAGATTGATTCAAAGATTATTTTGGGGGTTAAGAATGCAAGAGATTTTTGCGACCTTTGGTATTACAGAATGAATAATACTCAAGCTACTACAGAAAAATATAATGATTCAAGATATAGAGGATTAAATTTACACTCAAGATTTTTACACGGAACAATAGAATACAGATATCATCACGGCACTATTAGCGATTACTATATAAATAATTGGATTTTATTCTGTCTTTCTATATCAGACTATGGGTCTCAATTTTTAAGTTTAGAAAAAAAGTCTGTATTAGACTTGTTTATTAATAAAGAATCAAAAGATTTTTCAGACTATTTAACTGCAATGGGGGTTTCTAATTTAATCCCCTATGTTAATGAGATGATAGAAGGTAATTCACCAGAAATTAATAATACTGATAAAGAAACTATATGGACATATAGTTCTCATTCATAGTGGTAATGTAACAAGTAAACAAAAAAGAGAAAGGAATAATATATGTGTGGAATTTTCGGATTCGCCAAGCGTGAAGGCTGGCAATCTGAATCACAGATGGATAGGATAGAGGATATTGTTAGCAATTTAACATTTGAATCGGCGATAAGAGGCAAGGATTCTACTGGTCTCGCCATCGTTTCAAAAACGGAAAAATTGGTATACAAAACTCTTAAATCTTCAGATCAATTAGTTTGCAGCGATGATTGGTGCAACATTCTTGAGAAAATTGATAAAGATACTACTGTCTTTCTGGGACATGTACGATTGGCAACTACGGGCGTTGTAACAGAGCAGAATGCTCACCCTTTTGTTAAGGGCAGCGTCATAGGTGCTCATAATGGTATTATAGCAAACCATAATGAGATTGCCAAGAAAATTGATAAAAACGTACAAGTTGATTCAGAAGTTATTTTTGGGTTGCTTAACAAGAAAGAAAAGTACCAAGAGGTATTTGATCTTCTTGAGGGCGACTATGCGTTGAGTTGGATAGATAGAGATTACAAAAATCTTTATCTTATGCACGAAGAAGGTAGACCTCTATATATAGCATACTGGAAGAAAGCAAGATGTCTATTTTGGGCATCTACAAGAGAAATTCTTGGTATTGCATTGAAAGATGCTGGTCTTTGTATAGAGATATTCAAGCTACCAACCGATACTGTATATGAGTTCAATACTGCCGAATTTTGGAAGGATTGGAAAGCTAATACAGTAGAGGTAGAAACAAATGCTAATTGGAGCCACTCTAATTATTATGGTGTTAGTACTTATTATGCAGGTGGAACGAATTACGCCAACAATAGCAGTCATTGCAAATTTTGTCAGATGGTAACCTATAAGGCTGACGGAATATGCTACAAGTGCAAAGACGATGGATACGAGGAGGGTCTTCGCTTGACCGATGGAGGAGATTGGATTGCTAATTGCTCAGAATGCAAAGTAGAGACAAAAGGTGAAAACTTGATATGGATAAATGGAGATTATGTCTGTAGCTATTGCGAGAATAAAAAGTATACTCACCATCACTACAGCAACAAAGACTCAAACCGTATGGAGCCTTGTGTTTATTGTGGAGATTTTGAACCAGTTGAGGACATGATTTTACTCAACGGTTACAAGATCTGTAAGCATTGCAACGATTACGAAAAGAGTCGTACGCCATTTGAACTTTAGGAGTAAATCTATGAAAAAGAAAAAGAAGGCTGTTTTTGTTGGCATAGCTGATAAAATACAGATAAAATCTAAAAGCTATGTAATGAAAATGCTCTATAAAAGAGCTAAGAAAAATCCATTTATGGCAGATAAGTCGTACGAAGAATATTTAGAGTATATTAAATCTCAGGTTAAGCTACTTGAAGGAATTGAGATAAAAGCTGATACCGAGGAAGAAATGTATAATGCTCTAAAGAGTCTTGGGTGGCTTAAGGAGATTAGTGTCCTTGCTGTTTATATAATAACAGCTAACTACGGAATAGCATAGGAGAAAATATGACTAATTCAGTAAAGACTTGTCCAATGTGTGAAGAAGAGTTGGGCAAGGGAGTTATGGTAGAATCGGTAGGTTCTAAAATCTGTCAAGAGTGTTTTGATCAGATGTTCCTATGTAATGCTTGTGAAGATATGTTTGAATGCGATGAGGGCAATACGTTTGAGGGTGATTTCTACTGCGATGATTGCTTTTGTTTCAGGTTCTTTCATTGCGAAAGTTGCGAAGAAGCTCACTCTAATGATAATGTTTATTCCACAGAAGGCGGAGATTGTTATTGCGAGGATTGTTATTACGAGATTTTTATGCATTGCCCAATATGTGACTGTGAAGTATTAAGGGAGGAGTCTCCATACAGTGATTATCACGATATGTGTGTGTGCTCTTACTGTATTGATAACGAAAGAGATGATGTAAGTCTTGATACTGAATATGGTTGCACAGTGAAACCTCCTGTTGAGGGTGATACATTTTCAACCAATAAGTTCGAAAGAGCTGTCGGCGTAGAAATTGAAACTACAGGCGGTAGTTCTGATGATATTAGAAATGACGATAATTTCTCTGAATTCGGTGTTACTTCTGATGGAAGTATTGAAAGTGATTCTGAATATAGGGGTTTTGAATTTGTATCAAAGCCAATGCGAGGAGATCATTTGTTTTTCGAAATAGATAAGATTTGCTCTTATCTTCTTGACAATGATTTCATTGTAAATAGGTCTTGTGGATTGCACGTACATATAGATGCAAGAGATTTATTTTACAAAGACCTGAGGGGGATAGCCGTTGTTATGAAATCATTTGAAGGAGTAGTCTTTAGTATGATGCCAAAATCGAGAATCAAATCTAATTGGTGCAAATCAATGAAGATGGGCAAAAGTGAGATAATAAGAATAGATTCAAATGAAGAGTTTATACAAACATGGTACGACACTTGCGGCGAGTCCCCTTCTATGAGTAAATATAATGATGCAAGATACCACGGACTCAATTTACACGCAAGAGTATATCTTGGTACAATAGAATTTAGATACCACTCTGGAACCAATAATCCTACCAAAATAAAGAATTGGATTACTATATGCCAATCAATAGTAGAGAAGGGGATAGCACTTGGTAAAGTAATGGATGAGGTTCCTGAGAATTGGGATTCTAAAACATATAAATTTATGACCGAAGGAGATTTAGGTTTGGCTGACTTTATAGATATGCTTGAATTGGATGACATAAGTCAGTATATAATTGGACGAGTAAGGAAGTTCAATAACTACCCAATCCTTACAAGTGAGATTGATAAGCAATATGTTGTTAATAATTTTAACTTGAATTATCTATATCCTGATGTATAGTATATATATATATATATTATATATAGCCCAACCAACAGAATGTATTAATAATTTAAGCCTTAAATGGGAGTTTGTCAAGCAAAAAATGAAAAATAAAATAAAAAAAGTGTGGGAAATAAGAGTCGCTATTCATCAAACGAAATTGTCTTTGAAAGATTTTACAGAAGAATTTATGAATAATTATCGTGATTATGAAAGAATTGTTATGAACAGAAAAGGAGCGAAAACAAGACCGCTAAACTTTTATTATGTAATAGATTGTTATGAGTATACAAAGACAAAAAATTTTATAAGACAAATGGAAAAATTTAAAGAGGCAGCTTTAATGGTGGAAGGAAGGAAAGACTTATAATAAAATTGCTTGTTTTATATATTAGCAAGTCGTATATTTATACGCAATAAATAGATTAGAAAGGACGAATATGCCAGCAGTAGGATTTAAATACCCAGACGGTGAAGAAGTATCTTTTGAAGATATATTCGAGAATGGAAAATTAAAATTAGAAAAAATGGGAATAGTTATGCCAATGTTAAGAGAATTGGCGAAGCAAAGAGACCCAGATCGTAAACCATCCGTAACGGAATGCCTCATTGGTACTTGCGAGGCTTACCTTAAAAGAACTGAAGATTATTATATTGACCCACAGGAGCACGCTTTTGCCTTGGCAGGTACTCTACATCACTCGCGTCTTGAAAACAATGCTGACGAGGGTACTTCTGAAATAGCTATGGAAGGTCTTGATATAACTGGAATTGTAGATTTGTATGATGAAGAGAGTAAATCACTTATTGACTATAAGAATGTAGGCTCGTATAAAGTTGGACAGGCTTTAGGTTTAGACTTCTATTTAGAGGATGACCCATCGGGTGCTGTGTATCTGCGGAAGGGTAAGTGGGGGCAAAAGGGAGACCCAAAGAAGGTAAGAAGATATTGGATGAATCCAGAGAAAGCAGACCTTGGCGACTGGGAGTGGCAAATAAATTGCTACAGATATATGCTTGAGAAACAAGGGAAAGAAATAAAAAATATGTATGTTCAGGTAACTGTTCGTGATGGTGGCATACAAGCAGCCAGAGATCGTGGCGTTGAGCGTAAAATCTATTTAATAGAAGTTCCTTACATACACAATGATCATATCATAGATAAATTTACAGAAAAAAGAGATTCCCTCATTAACTCTTTAACGCTTGGTAAGTTACCAGAAATATGTAGTGAAGAAGAAAGATGGGGCGGAAAGAAATGTGAATTCTATTGCGACGCTCGGGAAGTGTGTCCGTATAACAAAGATAAATTTAAGGAGATAAATTTTGGCTAATAAAAAAAATAAGATTGCAGTGATTTCAGGTGAAACCGCAGGTAAAGCCCTTATTGAAAAACATAAAAGTATTTCTCAAAGAACTACACCTAAAGCCTATGTAAAGACGAGACCAGATGGTTTCGATTATGTAGAAGAGGCTTATATGCGTAATCAATTAACGAAAGAATATCCTGGTTGGTCTTGGTCTGCAGCAGGGGATAATCCAGTACAGTTCTTAGGAGCCGAATGGGTTATAGTAACTGGTGTATTGAGACTGGAAGACAATGGGATAATGAGGGAGTTCTTTTCTCCCGGCTCTGCAAGAGTTCAATTCAAAAGGGGTAAGCCACACACCGCCGAGTATGTTATTGATATAGATAAAAACTTGGCAAGTGCAAATACCAATGGATTCAAGAGAGCAATAAATAGACTTGGCAATATAGCTGACGATGTTTATAGAAAACAAGACCTCACATTATCCGATGAAGATATTGAAAAGTTAGAGGAAATGATGGAAGGACTTTCTGAAGAGTGGAAAGATAAGATAATGCAAAGCGTGTTAAGTGGTGATGTGGTGAAGCCAGACTTGAAGAAAGTGATGAACAGGATAGATCAACTAATAAACGAAGAACAGGAGAAAAAAGATGGCTGATGTCGGAGCAATACTCGAAAGTAAGAATAGTCAGGATTCTTGGTACGACCCAAAGCAAGACTTCTCTGGCCCAATGCCGGAGGGCGAATACAAAGCTCATGTAAAATCATTAAATATAAAAAGAAATGTAGTCGTTAAAGGCAAGTTTCTTTCAGATATTTATGAAGTTATATTCACGGTTGCTGACGAGAATAGTGATATGGAATATCAAGACGATAAGGGAGAAGCGCTAAGTGGTGCTACCTTTGTCGGTAGAGATTTCCGTTCCAAGGGTTTCTTCAGATTCAAGAAGCCAAGTAAAAGCGAATACCCCAAGCTAAGTGAAAATATGGGTTCTAATAGGTCGTATATGGAACTTGTTAATAGCTTTGGGTTAAGTATGGAAGAAGTGGATGGTAAGTTCTATCTGCCGGAATTAGATTCAAGTGATATCGAGGGCTTGCCTGTTATAGCAAAGCTCTACCACGATACTTGGGTTAATAGTGATGGCGAGGAAAAGATAACACCAAAAGCTTCCGCTATATTCAGTTGGGAAGAGGGCGAGAAAAAAGAAGAGGACTTGCCCTTCTAAGTAGTTAGAATATGTAAGGGCTTGGATGCTCTGGTATAAATCCTATGAAGATGGGCGAATAGGACGCTTAATCTCAACTAGCGAGGTTAAGTATGTTAATCCTTTACCAGAGATACACCTTCCAAGCCCTTTTATTTCAGAAGAGGAAAAAATGAGTAATTTAAAATTCAAAGAATTAGAAGAATGCGAGCCGCTATTGAAAAGGGTAAGAATAGAGAAGTCAGAAGAAATGACTGAAAAAGACGTAGAAGATTTTTGTGATTGGGTCTGCGCCAAGGCAACAAGACTTGGGTTTGATGTAAGAGAGATGAATGAAGATAAAAGATTGGGTTAAGATAGAGGATTCTATGACTGATCTCATGGGTTGGGATGCGGGTATAGATTCTATGTGCGAAGCTCACCGGGAGGTAGCTCCTAAAAAGCCAATCTACGAATTAAGCGAGCGTGAGGACAAAAAACTTATATTCAGATTGAGAAAAAGATATTCGAAATACAAAGAGGATAATAATTAAAAACTCTTTTGAAACCCAAACATACGAAAGGGTTCCTTTCTGGTGTGTAGGTTGAAATTGAAAATTTGATAATACTGGTTTGGCAAAACTTATCCTCTCTGTCTGGTGGGCTGGGGCTCTGGTTAATAACTATCCCCAGTCCTTAATTTTAAATAAAAAGGGAAATTAATGGCGAGAGTCAAGAAGAATAAAAAGACATATAAAGAGTTAATAAAACAAATAGAATTTCTTGAATCAATAGTTATCCATTACAGGGAATACTTAGAGCGAATGGGGATATTTATTGAGAATTATATAGAGATGAATGGCGACACAGAAAAGTTAATAAATTACATAGAAGAGAAAGGTAAAAACATTGAAAATAGATGGAATAAAAAAACATAATTTCGATAAAAAGTGCTCATTGTGTGGCGAAAGTAAAGATAAATACACTGTGGTATTGTCAACAACTCATAATTATATATTGTGCCTGCCTTGTTATCCGAGGTATGATAAGTTAGATAATATGGGCAAGAAATGGTTAGAAGAAGAATATATGAGCGGCATGTCCGATGAGCAAAGATATGGGAAAGGAGATTAGTATGGCTGAATTCTTTTTAGGATTGTTACTTGGTTCAATCTTAACATTAGTAGGTCTCTATTGGTATTCCGAATGGAGATAAAAAAACTTAAAAAACAGATAATGCTTTGTGGTCACAAAGAATATTACTATCGTGGCGAAAAGGCAGATGACATATGCTCAAGATGCGAAAAAATCTTTAAAAGAAAAGTGAGGATGCACACCTATGCCAAGCAAAAGTAAAGCAAAAGGAAATAGATTCGAGAGATTGTGTGTAAAGATAGCGCTATCGAGAGGATTAAAAGCGCAGCGAGCTTGGGGTTCCGATGGAAGGTCAATGGGCGAACACCAAGAGGTTGATATAAAAATAGAAGGGTATAAAATACAATGCAAAACAAGAAAGAGGATAGCGAAATGGTTAAAGCCGAGCAAGGAAGTGGACATACAAGTCGTAAAAGAGGACGCAGGGGAGGTCTTCGTGATCCAGCCATTAGAGAAATGGTTAGAAATGGTGAAATCTCTATCAGCGCAGAATTGACACCGGAAACTCTGAGGCGACGCAATCATGATGGTGAGAACGATAGTTCGAACTATTACAGAAGACTATTGTTGGCGCAGATGGAAACGCTTATTACTTACTTTGACGAAGATTGGTTTGACTTCGAATCAATGGTAAAAGAGGATAATGCTGGTACACGCTCTGGTGCAGCTAAGACTCCATACAGGTGTCCCATATGTGACAGACCTTGGTCTAGTGGTGATAGGGCACAAGAGTATTATAGAAAATCTTTTTTTAATAACATACCTATGGAGAAGAGTGTATGCCAAGAATGCGTGAATGCCCTACCTGCGGGAGCAAACTAAAAAAAGAAAACTATCACAAAAGGATAGAGAAGATGAGATTATCTCGCGATAAGCTTACGCTCTCGTTAATAGATGATGTGTTTGAATCTATATCTAAATATTTTCCGATTGATGATTTAGATAAATTCTCGTTTTTAAAAAATATTGAGGATGCAAAGGATGTTGTTGTAAGGAACACAATTAGACAGTATATCCAGGAAAAATTCCATAAAAGAGGATTGAATATCAAGTATCTAATTGGGATGATAAAGACTGGACATTCAACATACGGATTAAATAAAGAATACGAAAGGAAATCACTTGACAGAATCCCACCAAAAATTGATTAATAAAATACATAATGAGAATTGTATGAATACTATGGGTAGAATGGAGAATAAATTCATTGACCTTATCGTAACCGACCCTCCGTATGGAATGAAATTCAGAAGCAATCATAGAGCCGAACGATATGGAAACATACATTGGGACGATAATTTAGATTGGGTGAACGATTTCTGCGCAGAAGCCAATAGGATTCTCAAGACAAATTCCCATCTATATATGTTTTGTTCTTTTCACAATGTAGATATATTCAAACAATCTCTTGAAAGGTATTTTACAATTAAAAATATATTAATATGGGAAAAGAATAACACAAGTATGGGCGATTTAAAGGGTGATTATGCCCCTAAATATGAAATGATATTGTTCGCCACAAAGGGAAGAAGATTATTGAACGGAGGGCGAGACCCCAACATAGTAAAGTTTGCAAGGACAGGGAATAAATTACATCCCACACAAAAACCTGTGGAACTTATTTCTTATCTTGTAAATAAAAGTTCTAAGGAAAATGATATTGTCTATGACCCATTCATGGGTTCAGGAACCACAGCTGAGGCTGCCTATGACAATAAGAGAAATTACATAGGGTCTGAAATAGATGAAATTTATTATGAAATATCACTAACGAGAGTAGATCAATTAGAAAGGCAGGGTAGGTTGGTTGTATAGCGAGTCAACAGAAAAAGCATTACTCGGTTCCCTGATGATGGAGCCGAAGAATTTAGATTTAGTACAGAAATGGATAGAAGAGCCGGATGTATTCTATTTTAAGTTCCATAAGAATATATGGGAAACTATTTTATCCTTAGATGAACGAGACGAGGATATAGATGCGGTAAGTATAGTACACAATTATCCACAAAAAGATAGCATAACTAAAGAAATAGCATACAATATAACAGAAATAGCCACATCCGAGGCTACACCATCAAGGGCTGAGTACTACGCTAAGATGCTGCACGGATATTGGCTTAGGAGAAGATTGGGTACATATTCTAAAAAGCTTGGCAGTCTAACGAAAGATAACTCAAATGATATAGGAGAATTGCTTAATGACTCACATACCCTTATAGGTAATCTTATAAAGCTTCAACCTTCTAACGAGTTTAACATGGAAGAGGTTCTTGAGGAAACCAGAAAATCAATCTTCGAAAGAAGGACAAATATTAAAACTGGTATAAACAAGTTTGATAAAGTAATATCTGGAATGACAAGGGGTGAGATAACTATTATAGCAGGAAGACCTGCGAATGGAAAGACTACGGTAGCAGCAAACATTGCGAGAAATCTAGTTATGAACGGATACAAGGTAGCTATGTTCAATAGGGAGATGCCGAATACCGAGATGATGAAGAAGTTCATAGCTATGGAGGGTGATACAATATCATATAGAAATCTAAGGCACGGCGTACCTGCCAGCAAAGCAAAAGTAAACGAGGCGATGGATTTCATATACGAAAACTACAAAGATAAACTTTTTATGTTTGATGATATAAGAACAATATCTGATACATTCCACGAAATAAAGAACGTGAAACCAGACGTTGTGATAGATGACCACATAGGTCTCATAGAATATCAACCTAACGATAGGCGTGACTTAAGGCTTAAAATAGGAGATACAACTAAGCAGTATAAATGGCTTGCCAAATCAGAAGATATGTGTGTACTTCTTGTATCACAGCTTAATAGGAATATAGAATACAGAACCGATGCGGTTCCAAGGTTATCTGATCTTGCCGAGTCTGGAAACTTAGAACAAGATGCTGAAATAGTAGCATTCACACACTATCCATATATATCAAGATACGGAGAAGAAGATACTACTGGTCGCGTATGGACTGAAAATGAATTACAACTGGTGGTGTCTAAGAATAGATATGGAACTACAGGCTCAGTTGAAGTTGGATATGCAGGTGATAGCTGTAAACTCTTTGATGACTTGAAAGCTGCCACAAACCACGAATTAGAAAAGAAACAATTTGAGATGGAGGTAATTGGGTGAAATTAGAAACTTTTCAAGCCAAGCCGATAGGGGTATCAAGAAAGAAAAATGAAAGCGTTCAAGGGCTAATTTCGCGCTTTAAAAAGGTATTCAATGAAAGCGGGGTGATGGAAGAATACAAAGAACAACGATTTTACGAAAAGAAATCCGAGAGAAAGCGTCGGGAAAAGAAGAAAGCCAGACTTCTTATGAAGAGACAGCTTAAGGTAGATAAAAAACCTTTTTGATTACATAATATCTGGATCTGGAATAGGTTCCCGAGAAAGAATCCTTGGATTTTCTAAAAGTCTTTCAATAGAAGTTTTTCCTCTTGTATAGGTAGCCTCAACATTTGTTTTATCTGCTGGCGCCAAAACATCTATAAAATTTGATTCTTGAATAATTTGGTCTATACTTTTTGCCGTTGGTCTTTCCTGCAGAGTTGGATTCCTTTCAAAGAAATCATGCTTATCTGGATTGTTAATCATTTCTAAAATCATTTGCATTCTCTCTGCTATAGGGAGATTATCGTCGAACGAAACTTTGTCAAATATTTGATTAATTAAGTCTTCTTGTTCTGGCGTGTAGTATTGTATACTTGTTTCACCTTCTTTTATAAATGCTTCTTGTCCAGCCATTTTATTTACCTTCGATCTTTTCCTTTTGCAATTTTTTTAATTCTCTTTTTCTACGCCTATTCACAATATTAATCTTATGTCTTCGTCGCTTGCGCTCTTTTGCAGCTCGATTAGGCATTACTTTTTCATCAGTTTATATATTTCACGAGCAACATTCTCTGGCAATGTCGGTAAGGGTAGCGAAGACCTTCCCTCTGTCAATTTCATATAATCTGCCAACTTTCCTACTGGCTGAACTTCCTTGGTAAGAAGCTGTTCAGCTCCCTTTTTTGCCCTTTGAACCTGCTTAAATGTTTCAATATTGAATTGTTTTGAAAACAAATCAGCAGCTTGCTTTTTTTGAGCCGGACTAAGCATTCTCCATACGTCAGTTCCAGACCCAACTTCTCCGTAAGGGATTGAAGCCCTTTTAAGAGGAGTTTTAGAAGACTCTTTAAACATTTTAGATACAACATCTTTCAAGCTTTTAGCACCTCCACCGCCTCCAGCAGTCCCCATAACCATACTTAATAAATCTTCATCGGATAAACCAGTATAATCTCTAGCTGTAGTTTGCCTAATTTCTGGAGCTCTTCCACCAGAAGCTAACGCAACGCTTGGAAGGTCAAATCCCTGCTGACCCACAAGGGAGTTTCTTGTATCAACATTCGTCGCATCAGCTGACATAGATGATAATACACTTATGATATCAGATTGATTTATTATGTCGTCAATTGTTTTACCGTTCATATCTTTTACCTAACTTTCATTACGGGTTTGCTTTAATTCTTGCTTTCCGAGCAACATATTGATATATATCTGAATCGCTTATGTCGTAAGGAGTAAATGGATTGCTTGGTCTGCTTTTATTCCACGCTATAATATGTTTCCGAGCCTCTTCTGGTTTTTTTTCTAAAAATAAATCGAATATCTTTGTTCTAAGTCTTCCTTTTTGGGAAGATATTGACCTTTTCTTCTGACCGGGAAGCTCGATTTGTTTCGCAAGTTGCTTTGGTACAGCTCCAAATATATCTGCGTAACCCTTAACACTTCTTTGGAGTGCGATAGAATTGAATCCCCAAGTATCTAAGTTGTATAAAAGAGATTCTGTTCCGGAATAAATCTTTTCCATATCGGAAAACATAACTGGAGTTACAAGAAATTTAATTGCTGCTAACTTATTTTCAGCATCTATTAGATCAGAAAAGAATCCCATTGCGCCCACTCTAGACATAGCCTCTTTAAGCTTATCCCATCCTTCCTTATCTTCCCTGACAACATCTTGCCCGCTATAAAATTTTATAAGACCATCTTTTGCCCATCCAATAAATTGAGCTCCGAACATACCACCAACAGCTAACCTTAATGGTGCTAAAACATTTCCCATAGCTATTTCTCTATTCATAACATCTTTAAAATACTTAGCCTGTCTATATCCAAATCTTTTAAAAATGAATAATGGTCTCAATTTTGGATTATTAAAAGCCAGCGGGTCTTTAAGAATGTCTTTCTGCAACTGACTGTCTTTTGCAAATTTATACATTGCATTTTCTATATTTGAATTACTTAAAGATTCTTTAGCGTAACTTTCCTTAGAAATTCCAAGTCTTGTGAGATTTCTTGTTGCCCATTTATATCTACGATTCCCCTCTTCTCCTCGAGATTTTGGAGCATTTGATTTAGCCACCCTATGCAAATCCTTTACATATACCTCAGCTGTTGAAGCTGCCAAGAGTTGGTTGAAGTAGTTTATGCTTTTAAAACCAGAAACACTAGACAAAATACTAGCAGCGTGAGTTAATCTGTTTCCTTTATCAAAAATCATGTGCTTAAAATTCTCTCTCCAGCTAAGAGGATTAAATCCCATGTCAGTACCAAGAAGCATATCCATAACATTGTGATGTGTGGCACCGGATTGTCTTATCTTTTTTCTAACTTCCGGATTAAAGAGTCTAAATGCGCCCCTAAATGTCCTTAAGTACCCAGCCTCCATAGCAGTTGAAATGGTAAACTGACTCATGTTTGGTATGGTAGCAAAGCCAAGACCAATCTTCGTGGCGTATTCGAAAGCCATAATATCATTAGATATCTTTCTAGCTGCAGGCGACATAGCTTTAGCTGGGTCTACGCTTGAGAGTCCGGTGAAGTTAGTATAGAGTTCTTTTAATACCCTATGTTCAGCTGGATTCTTTAATCTCAATGAATCAAGAAGAACCTTTGCCTTTTCCCCTCGCTTTCCAAATACTTCTGCAGTCGCAATTCTTTTTCCAAATTTATCAAAATATCTTACTAAAACTTCCTTTGCATTTCTTTCATAAAATTCTGATGGAAGGTCTATCTTCCTTGCTTTTTCTAGATTGCCAAAAGGAGAGTACATTTCACCCATAACTTCACTAGTTAGATTATTCAGAGCTTCCTTGTAACTTAGTTTGCCTTCTTTTACAAGTTTATTTACAGCCTTATTTGTGACATTATTAAATTCGCCGGACTGAACATGTTTCTCTATAAGCTTGTTAAGAATTTTTAAATCTTCTGGTCTAGTTATTTTTCTGTCAAGAAGTTTTTCGTTCTTCTTTATAAAAGGCATTAGGTCATCAAAGATAATCTGTTGAATATCTTTTTTCATCATCCTTGGAAAATATCCCTCTATATATCCTGATACATCTATTCCAGCATCCTTAGCCAACTTATAAGCCTTGTCCAAAGATATCTTGACTTTATCAGCTATTAACTTCGCTTCTGCGCTGACAGGTTTTCCTTCCAAAGCATCAGCTACCTCTTTAGGATTTTTATAGGTTCTTAGTCCGCTCTGTCTTACTCCTTCTTCTACAAATGTACCTACTATCTCAGCTCTTTTTGCATCAGCTTCTGGTATCATCCTTCTTCCAAGTGATTGTCCCTCGGTTGACTTAAGTCTCGTTTCAGCAGCTAAAAATGGTTGAATCATTTTTTCAGGAAACAGTCTTTCAGCAAGCGTCTTACCGGGCTCAAACTCAACAAGGTTTGGTTTTAACTCTTTCTTAATGTCAATTAATTCTTTTTCATATCTCAGCGCTTTTCTGTATTTGAAAAGTTGACGAGGATTCATGTCCCTACTGCTTATCTTTTCTTTTCCAGTAATTTGGAATTTCTTTTCTGAAAGAATATTGTTTGTAAGACCATATTCTTCGGTTGTAAGTTTTCTTTGCAGACCAGCTACTTCGCCAAATTTTTTCTTCTGTAACGCTTCTGGCGATAGTGGGTCTTTATACATATCAAATTCTTTAAAGAATTCATTCTTTGGGAGTTCTAAAGTTTTATTAGATTGAGTATCTTTTAATTGGAAAACTTTAATACCTTTACCAGTTTCCCTTTCGCCGACTATTTTAGTTTCACCGAATCCTTTTCTTTCAGATTTCCAAATTTCAGATTCTTTTCTTTTTTCAATCCTTCTTTCCAATACAGACTTTGATGTTTCTTCTAAAAATTCTGGAGAAGCTTCTTTATATTTTCGTTCTGACTTTATTAACGGTTCACCTTTTATAGCTCTTTTACCCAACTTAATAGACATATTAGCGCCACGTATACCAAGTATCATACCGCTTGCATGAAGAAAGTCTTGTGGTGTGGGTATTCTCAAATCAAGAGAGGGTTCCAAAATTCCAAATGATGCTATTTCTTGAGCAACCTTAACCGCTTCACTTGTTCCTTTTGCGGCTGCTCTCCCGCCAATTGCACCTACAGTAGCACCAAGAACTGCACCCTTAGCTGTGGCTTTCGATACCTGACCCCAATCTATATTATTAGTTTCTATTTCCTGAACCATTGCATCGGCAATTCCACTATAAGACCCAAGCGCAACAGCGCTAGCTCCAGCTGAAACACCAGCTTTACCAGCCATTGTGGTCATTCCACTTTGAAGAGTTTTTTCGGCAAATTCTTTTTTAACACCAGCTCGCATCATTTGTTTTAATGCTAATTTTCCAGCCTTCTTCGCAGCTTGACCACCAATACCTCCGCCAGCTGCAAACAAAGCTACGTCAGCGGGCATGAAGAAACCTATAACAGCAGAACCTATGTCCCCAAGAACACCCGGATGATAATTTTCTAAATCAAACGGAGCTTCACCTGTGGCAAGCTGTTGAGCCATACCTGTAACAGATTCGTTATATCCTTTTTTGATAACATCGGGAATATAATCCCATAATTCGGAGCTTTCAACTTTTTGATTCTCTGGGAGAACAGATTGTCCAGTCCCAAAAAAATCATCAACACCCAAAACGCCTTCATTCTTTGGAGTTTCAAATGTATTTAAAAATGAAAGTCTTTCTCCTAATCCAGATTCCGGTTCCGTTGCACCAAAAAATTCTTCTGCTGTAATTTGTGGCATTTATTACCTAGTGATAGTAAATGGTTGTTCAAAATCAACTTTACCAGCCTGAGATCTCTTGCCGCTATAATAATCTCTCATTGCCATAGCACCTTCTTTTGAATTCAATTCTTCAGCTGAATCAAAACCAAGTTCTTGAGCAAACGTATCAAGCCATTCGTACTTTGCCCCAGCAGTTATCCCGTAGATTATTTTTCCCTTTCTCATTTTACCCTGCCAATCGTCTTGACGTTTACTCTTAAGCAAATCCGTAACTATTGATTTATTCAATTTTTTACCTTGATGCTTTCCACTTGGAACTGTAAATTGTACAGATTGAGAAGGTAGGGTATTTTTTAACTCCTTTGTAAACGATATAAGTTTTTCTTTTGCTCTTTTCGAATTAAGATTTGGCTTGTCAGAGTACTTTTGTAAAAAATTACTACTTATATACGCACCATGATCTTTTTTTAATTCCTCTTTAGATACTCCAAGCTCGTTAGCCATATAATCTATAGCCATTTGATTCCACTCCCCTTCAAATGGTTTAAACTCTGTAATATCTTTTAGACTGCCAGTTCTTGACTTGCCACCGGGGAAATTCTGATTAATAGCACCATATTTTCCACCAGATTCTGCCATCATAACAGCTTTTGCAATCGGCGCATCCTTACCAAATTCTTGGTTTATTAATCCCAGGTCAGACTTAGATAATCCTCCAGACATATAATATGCATCAGATTTATTAAGATGCTTTTCATAAGACTTATTTAAAATAACAGACCAGTTATTCCAACCTGATGTAGAATCTCCCACTTTACGAGGACTGTTTTTTTGTATCCAAGCACCTAATCTTATATGTTCGCCTGAACTCAATCTTTTCACTGGTTTATTAAAAAATTTCTGTGAAGTTTCATCCCAAACTTTATCATTTATTTGTAAAACACCCCAATCAGTAGAATCCGGATCACCAGCTCCACCACCGACACCGGGAACTTTCAGTCTACTAAGCGGAGCTAATATAGTTGATATTTCCGACTGAAGTCGAGTAATGTCATCTCTATATGCTTGCTTTTGTTTTGAATCTAACAGGCTCTGATTAAGTGGACTGACAAGGGCTTTTATATTTTCATCAATCTGAGAAGATAAAGTCTTAACAGAAAGATTTATTTCTGGGTAATTTTTTGGATCAACCTTTCTGTCCAAAACTTCATTTAAAGTTTCAAATCCTTCATCAAATTTTCCACTTTTATATAGATTTTCTATTTGACGGTGTTCAAAATCATTTAAATTATAAACATCAATACCCTGCATTAGCGTAGACGATCTATCCAGTTCAGAGCTAGAACGAGACATCTCGCCTTCAAGTAAGTCATATCCGAATACAGATTTCATTCTTCCGGAGTTAACTAGCTGCCCGTAATATTCATTCTTTTTATCCAAGTCCATTTCGAAACCTCTGGATATAATTATTCTATCACGTTCTTCATTGCGCTCTTCACGCTCAGTACGAATCTTGTCCTGATAGCGAGTTTCATTGCGATTCCATTCTTGAAGATATTTTTTCTTATCACTTTCTTCTTGAGCTTGAAACCGAGCTTCAGTTCGCAAATTAGATATTTCTTGCCCTAAGAAATTAGGAAGAGTTTGGTTTAGTAAAGTGTCTAAGGCGTCAGCCATATCATCCTCCGGTTTGCTGTGATTCCCACCAATCGGCTATCGATAGTGTATTCCCACTTGCTCTGTATGCCTCAGAATAAAGATTTAAATAATTTTCTAATTCTTCTTGGCTTGCCTCAATACCTGTTTGTTGAAAGTATGACGTAAGTTGATCTTTCATATAGGCGTTCGTCGTCCCAGCCGGGAAATTAATAGCAGGGTCTTTTTCCCCTAAAATTCCCTCTGTTCCAATCCTTGGATCGGTATCTCCGGGATTCATCTGATAAACTTTCGAAACCAGATCCATTAATTTTTCGCTCCAATTTTGAGTCTTGCTGCCTACCAAAGCGCTTCTTGCTCCAAGATTTTCTTCTAGATTAAGTAAACCCATATCTCTTTGTCTTCGCAATTCGCCGGCACCTTCATATGCACCAGTTCTTTGCATGCCAATTTCTTTCTGCCTTGCACCGAACCCGCCAATTTTTTGTCCTATATTTTCCTTTATTGACCCAATGCTACTCATAAGTCCCTGACCCAAGCCACTCATTCCAGTTTTCAATTTAGAACCTATATCGGATTTTTGTTGCTGACCATATTTGTCAATAACTCCGTATGCTTCGGAAATTTTATTAGGGTCAAACTGTCCAAAACCACCAAAAAGCTCTCCGAATTTTTTGCCTTGATATTCACTAAATCCAAATAGTCCCGGAAGTTCCTCCGAACTAGCCGTATAGTATTTCCACTGGTCTTCACCTACACCAGCTTTTCTTAATAATTCTTGTATTTCTTCGTCAGTCATTTTTAACCTCCTCCAAAGCCGTATTGTTTTAATATGTCAAGTAAATTTTTGTCAAATCCAAAAATATCTGATATTTGCTTATTTGTTCTTGGGTCAAAACCCGTTCTTGAATATTGTTTTGGCAGTATACTTCTAAAATTTGGATTTTCTAAAACATTGCTAACTGATCTTCCAAGTTTAAATGGTTCTTGTCCTCCAATGGCCCACTTGCTATCGGGCATACCGAATTTTTTCCCGAAAGCTTCTTGGGATATTGCACTAGGGGCTCCTCCATCAGCACCCACTTTAGCCTTACTAAGATTTGCTATATATTCATCCATCAAAGTTTTTCGTCTTGACGCTTCAGCTCCCTTTATTGATTCAAAAATCCCTTTCCCCGATCCAATATCTTTAAATATGTCACCTGCGTATTCTGGAGTAAATCCAGCAGCTGTTGTTTGGTAAGATGTAAACATGTCGGTAAGCGCGTTTACAGTTGCTGTATCATCAAGCGTCTTTTCAGCATCACCTAGAAAATCTTCAAGTGTTCTGGCTTGAGATCCTAATTTTTTCGCAGAAGTGGAATAAAAAGTAGTATCCGGAGCTTTTGTTTCCAATGACCTAAACGGGTCTTTCACCCTTTCGCCAAAAGGAGAAGACAAAGTAAAGCGATGGTCTTTAGTGTAATCTTGTAATGGCTTGCTAAGTGCAGAGCCAACCGGTACTTTAGCAAGAAAGTCAATAAGCTTAGTAACCCATCTTGTCGCACCACCGCGTGATTTAGCCTGACCTATACCTCTTTCGCGTTCCGCCGCTTCTTCCTTCAAGGCGATTTCATACTCTCTTAAGGCTTTTAAATCATCGGCTCCAGCCTTTGTAAGCCCCATTCCCTTCGCTCCAAATTCGGATCTCTGTCCACCCTCTATTTGTTGTAATAATTCTGCTAATGTAGCCATACTAACTCCTTGTAAATTCTAAATAATACCAAGCACCAAGCTCTTTTCTATATAGCCTTAGCTTACCATCTGGTGTCTTAACAATTCTTTCCTCGCCATTATTACCAGACGCACGAGCAGGAAACCCAATTTGAAGCTTTCCATCAGGTTTTTTAGAATTGTATAAAAATCTTTTTTCTCTATCAATACTCATTATGTAACTCTTTTATATATAGGTCTATATTCTACACCTACGTTACTTACTGTATGAGTACTATCTCCGTCCATATCTATTCTTACTTGAAATGAAGAAGCCAGCAATGGTGTCGTAAAATCAACCTTACTAACTCCACCACCAGCAGCGGTTGCTAGGTCGCCTATGTTGCCGGTAGATTTAGCACCGCTATCGCTAGTAAGTAAATATTTTACAGCATTAGAATTAGAAGCACTACTTACATATTCTACCGTTACCCCATAAATCTTTTTAACAATATTAGGCAGACCAAAGTCATCATCTTTTAATGTTATATCAAATTTATTTCCAAAGGCAGACGCATCTCCTGTATATGATTCTAACTCATCTAATCCAGCTCCTAGCGTCATTTGATTATAAGCATCTGTTATAGGGTTAGTCTTATCATTATCGTAAACCAAATCTTCTACAAATGTAAATGAGTTCGTAATAAAACTATATACATAAGCATCGCCATTATCTGAAGATTCATTATCAGCATCCCTTATAACAACTAAATGTTTATGACTTGGCTCGTATCCAAGCATAGTATCAGAGTTAACAAAGCCAGACCATTCAGACTCTAATATTTTGGTTTGTAAATTAGTTATTTTCGATCCGTCATAAAAGAATAAACCATTTTTATTAACCCAAGCTACACCAAAGTCTGTTTTTACAGTAGCTGCGTGAAATCCTACACCCATATTTTTATGTTCGGATTCTAAAAACCATTGAGTGTCAGAACCTCCACCTATATTAATAATATATAAAGTTTTTTCTTTAAAGGCAAGTAATCTATCTGCAAAGGATTCAACCTTAATAAAACTTTCTCCATCATTAACACCTATATCTATAAAGTTATTAGGAATAATAGTATCAAATTTATTAATTTCGCTATACATTATTCTATCTGCATTATGAATACCTAATCCAGTTACCTCAGATTTTGTTTTAACACTTGCAATAAATCTTCTTCGATTAGAAACTACACTTGTTTTATACCCAAGACCAGCTTCGCCAATATGATTAAAATCAACATCAGATGGGTAACTATTGATTGTTTCAAATGTATCTAAATTATGAGCACCAATACTTACGGTGCAAACCTTTGATGAGACCTGCCTTGATGTCCACCCTTTGTATTCTTCGTCAAGACTTGTTCTACATCCATGAATAAGAGATATATCTGCTAATAATTCCCATTTTCCTTTTGTAGTACTATCTCTCCAATATATTCTCCCACCTGTTATTCTTTTATTATAAGGTCTAGTCGCTATTATACTAACCTTTAAATATTTACTAGCAGCAACAGTTATAAATCCAGCCATTTCAGACGGTAACGTTTCTTGAATTTCATCATATATGAATGTTTGCGCAAATTCATATGTAGCTGCTGTCATACCGCTTTCAGATACTGCGGTAGCAGCTGCTTGAACAATCTCTACATTGAACCCAAGACCTGCATCAGGAGCAATAAACACTGTTGCATCAGAAACAAGACTCCATGCAGAGTCAACCGTTACCTGGTCTTCATCAACATAAGTTGCAATACCCTTCGTTTGATCGTCGCTAAAATCTCTAAGTTTATGTAGCCCTAGGTCTAATGAGGCATTTATATGAGCCCTGTCGACTGTTCCGACTCCAAGGGTTCCAGCAGTGAAAGTAACTGCTACACTACTTGAAGACGAATCGGTTTCTAGGGCTCCTTCTATACCAAGAGTTGACCCAACAAGACCCCTAGCTGTAGGATAACCATCACCACTTGTTACTATTTTAGCTGACGACCAAGGTTTATAAAGACCTTGTTCGGTAGATAGCCATTGGGCAAAAGTATCGTGATCAGCTAATTGATCGCCATCATCCTCGTACCACAATTCTCTATTAATATATCCATACCACATAGGAGTATTACCAGCTCCAAAATTTGTATCGCATACTCTCACAGCGCCATCTGCTACATCGTATATGACTGCACCACCAGCGGTGGAGCCTAAGTCTATTATATCCGCAGCCCAAGAGCCACCAGCATCATAGATGTCTATTCTGGTATCCGAAGTATCATCTGTATCTGCTAAAAAAGTCCTAACAGTGGGAGTATTAGTACCGCCAGCATTATAATCAAATGTAGACTGAAATAAGCCATACCCAGCCTGAGAAGCATCAATTGCGGGAACAGCATAATCAGAGGTGTTGTCATTTGCCTTACCGCATTGCTGTATAGTTCCAAACTCATCAATCGTAACATTATTAGCCACTGCTAATTCATTGTCTTGAATGGAGCGAGCATCAGTCTTAGTATTTAAACCACCTTCAAATCTAGTATATGTTTTAAATTGTTTAGGCATTATTTCTATATGCTTTATTATTTAATTTCATACTAACCATTTATTCGCAGCTTCAACAAAGTGTTCTGGATTACCAGCTCCACCTTCACTATTGTAATACTTCTTCCAATAATCTGCCTTGCCTTGTGTGGTATTTGGTACAGGTTTAGGAACTCTCCAATACTTTAAACGACAATGAACTATACCAGCTGCTATATTTTTTTCAAGTATATCAGCCCAAATATCTTCATCATACACTTGCCAATACTTACTATCTACACGACTGGCCTCTGCACAACTTACTATTAATGACTTTCTATGCTTAAGATAGTGTATAAGATTATCTACACAGGTTGCTGGCTCTACTTGCCAGAACGAGCGAGCTGGGCCATCACCAAGTTGTCTTAGATACCTATATCCAGATTCAACTATTCCAGTTACCAGAACAAGTTCTACTGCATCATCGGACGCAAATTTTTCACCCATAGCAGAGCATGTACGCTTTACCAATGAACGGATTTGATTTATACTAATCATAAAAACTTTTTTGTTAGACGTAAAGTCTAAGAATCAGATACATTCTTTTTAAACTGGGCAAACCAAATATCATCTAACTTATTCTTACTTGATTTAACAAGCTTTTCGACAACTTGTATAGCAACTTTCTTTAGTACTGCTTCACTAACTACAGTTTTAAGTCCTGTAATAACCAGTCCCCTTACAAATGGTATATACAAACCGCCGCCTACTACAGCGACTGCACCCGCAATACTTACCCAATTACTCTGAATCCATTCCATTATACATCTCCTTTATATAACCATCCGATTAATGAACCGAATACAAGGGCTACAAAAGAACCTACACTCTGTATACTTGATACAGAAGATTCTAATACACGAACTCTTCCATTCTGTTCCTTAACTAAAACTTTGATATCGTCTACTGTTTCTTTAATATGAGTTATTTCACCTGATTGCTTCGCACTCATAACGGTCAACTCCTCAAGTCTGGCTTGAGTATCTGTTCTCCAACTGTCCACTTGATTTTTATTCACTTTCCGTTTATCCTACCTTTTAAGTATGCTAAGTCATCTGTAACATCATTTAATTCCCTAACTATGTCTTCTCTATGTCTTTGAGAGATTTCATCTGAACGATTCCATCTGTCCAACATCTTTAACACCACACTTTCAACATTAGCCATTTTAGTCTCAGCTTTGGCAATTGATTGTCTAATCTTATCTAAGTCTTCATTCTGCATCTTCTGACTTTTAATCAAATTGATTATCATCATAGCAAATAAAACTACTATTATTCCAATAGCACCATATTCTGCATATAAGTTGAAAACCTTAGAATCAATCATCTATCACTTTCTTAGTTGCTCGTAGTCCTATTACCACCAATGCTCCTATCGCTACCGATAAAAACATATCATCTCTAATACTAAAAGCAATTATAATAGATTCAATCATCATAGCCGAGACTATGGCTTTATCTATTAGACTGCTATTCTGAGTCGTCGCTATCTGGTGCTTCATCAATAGAAGCTTTCAAAGCATCAACGAATGCTTGTCTTCCAAATTGCAATTGCTGAAGATTAAAGTTTGCACTATCAATCTTCCTATTTAAGTCTGATAGATGTTGCACCATCAGCTTCTGATTGTCGTTAAGCTCATCAACGGAATATTCAGCTCCGTCAATGTTAAGAAAGGGCTCTTTTTCTTTTTTGTTTTGTTTTTTGGCCATTTCATTTCCTTGTTTTTATTGTTAATCATCGTTTCTTTGTTCAACTTCTTTTACGATTTCTTCTGGGACTGGTATTCCCAATTTCTTTTCCCATTTAGTAATAGCAGGCTCAAGAGTTCCCCTTGCATCCGCAATCAGAACCACAACCGCAATCACACAATGTAAATAAAACCATGTCACTTGTATCCTAACTTCATATGCATACATACTGGACAAGTATCCATAGAATGATTCGGACTATCCAATCTTAACTTATCATAATTTTCTTCAGCATGGTCTAATCTAACTTCCATAACATCTTGGTCTTTATCAACACCAAGTGTAGTAGTCATTAGCCATCCTGTTAAACCTATTATTAAAGTTCCTACGCCTGCAAGAATCGCTCCTTGTAAATCTATTTTTTTCACGTTACCATCCTATTCCAGTTACAAATGCGATTGTTGTCCATATTGCAAATAAGAATAAAAATCTCGCATATAAATTTCCAAATTTCTGATTCAATTTTTCTTCCTATCATTTTGAGGTACATTTCCACCAGTACGTGTTTCACCACGTTCTACTGGAGGAGTCGTTCTTGGTTTTCCACCACCTCTTCGCTTACCCTCATCATTCCTTGTATTAGATTGATTGCGGGCACCACCACGATATTCTAAAGGTCTGTAATAGTAATCGTATCCACCCCTATAATAATGAGGATAATCATATCGTACTCTGTATCTATCGTATATAGCTATCTTCTCAACAGGCTTGGCATCTTTCATTAATAGGGAAATTGTAATTCCTGCGAAAATTCCTGCGATGAAGTATCCTATTGGTTTAAGCATTTAATAACCTTTTAAAACCGCCGAATGCCAGTCAATAGCTTTTCGGACTTGTTCTGTTGTTAAATCTAAATTCCCATCAAAATCAGCTTTCCAAACTTTTTTCTTTTTACCATCTTTGAATAAAATAACACTTGGGAAATTCCGCAGTCTTAATTTTCTTACTGTCTCTGGAATATTTTTTGCTGGGAGTATCATTATCATAGTGCCATGATAAGCACTATCCCCATCCACAATAAACTTTCCTTGATAAAAATTCTGTTTATTGTCATCTGACCATTCGGCAGTAAACCTTACTAAGTGCATTCCTTTGTAGATTGCTCCCAAAAAATTCGCATCGTTTACTTGTTGTTGTGCTGGTTGACCGAAAGCCAATGATAATAATAGTAACCACCTCATTGAACTGCAATTCTTAAGTTTGTAATCTGTTTATTTAGTTCTTTAATTTCATCTTGAAGTCCTTCAATAATCTCGTAGATGTCATCTTGGTTTTCTTGAAGGTTGCCTACCTGCTGTTTATACTGTTCGTAGGACGGACTCCAGTTGTAATCACTAATGCCCTTACTTGGATACTCCTGAGAGAATAGAGACAAAGGCACGGGTAACTCTTTAGCCTCTTGTATGTCAGCTTGAAGCATATACCACATTCCGACAAGTGAAGCTATCCCCATGGAAGCTCCAATCATAGTCTGTAAACTAAGCGTAAATTTACTGTCTGGTGATAACTCTTGTGCCATTATGCATTATCCACTGTGCGTAGTATTGTACTCATGCGAGTAGTATTTTACTCACTAAAGAGCTTTTAAATCTGTTTCTAATTGTTCCCATTCGGCTTGATGAGCTTCGATTCTTACAACATCAGCTTTACAATGGTCTACTTCACGCTTCACATCTGAAAGTAAGTAAGCCCTCACAGAGTCATCTTGAGCTTCGCCAGTCTGAGAGTTATAACTCTTACAAACTACTTGTAGTTCTTCGTGAGACCGTTCTGCTCGAGCTATCGTTGTAACAACACCATCGTCATCTTTGACTTCATCTACTTTAGCTTGGTCAATCACTTTGACTTTCTGAACCGATGCTTTACTTGCCGCTTTTAATGCCTTATAATTATGCATTTTATCTCCTGTTAATTAATTATTGTGCGTCTTCTAACGCTTTTACTTTTGCTGATAATTCTTGAATTGATTTAATAAGTGGTACTACAAATTTAGCATATTCTAACATTTGTTTTTCTGAATCAGGTTCATCACCACTTCCACATCCGCTAAAAGTAACGCCTAAATCTTTAACCACCTGTATTACTTCTTGAGCTATCAGACCATCTATTTGTTTGTCTTTAGAAGTATAATGACTTGGTTTAAGATTTGTAGGTCTTATTACTTCAGGCCATTCTGATGGCGGTATACTCTTATATTTTATAGGTCTTAACTTATTTACAAAATCAAGTCCTAAATCTGTATCTACAATATCTTTTTTCATTCTTTCATCAGAGGTAGCTACCCAAGTATTTCCAGTACCAGAAAAATCTAATCTGACAAAATTAGATTGGTCTCCAATAACAGCTGAATTGTCAGCGGCATAAGTAATCGCACCATCTCCAATAGCAATAGCTCCATTTCTATCAGCAGTATCTACATCTGAACTTGAGCCTATTATAACATTGCCTGCCCCACTGCTGATTGTATTTCCGGCAACTACCCCAAGACAAGTATTTGAATCACCACCAGCTAAAGCGGCTCCAGCACCATAACCTACAGATGTATTATTAGCACCAGTTACAACTCCTCCAGTTGTAGCTGAACCTATAAAAACACAATTATTAGCGGATGTAATTCCTGACCCAGCTGATGAACCAATACAAACATTTTGAGCGCCACCTGTAATCCCTGACCCAGATAAATATCCAAGACAAGTATTATGGTCTGTTGTAGAGGCATTACCAGCCTTCAAAGCCCCAGCCCCGATTGCTGTATTTGCATTAGCACCAGCAGGCAAGAGCAGTGCAGATTGATAACCTACAGCCGTTAAATTAGAGCCACTTGTCATAGCTTGTCCTGCTTGATACCCAACAGCAGTATTTTCCACACCAGTTGTGAGGTTTGTAAGAGCATTTTGACCTATAGCAATTTGACCAAGACACGGATTTGTACCAGTAGCATCTAACGCATGGGCTCCTATAGCTACATTACCAATAGACTGCCTGTCTGTGGAATCTTCTTGAGCTCCAAAAGTACCACCAAGGAAAGCATTAAATCCTATAGCAACATTATAATCTACATTAGCCGCTCCACTTGAAGCATTTGTTCCTTCGGCTATAGCTCCCATTGCATCTTTACCAATAGCTATATTCCCTGTTTCTGCGTTAGCAGCAGCATCAAAAGCATTATTACCAATCGCTACATTGCTAGCACCTTCTTGAAGAGCAAGACCAGTACTGCCACCAACAAAAGTATTACCAGCTCCACCATCAAGTTGCTGACCTGATGCATATCCAATTGCGACGTTAACATCGCCAGTCATAACACCAGCACCAAT